TCTACTGTAACTTTAACTGAAAGAATTTTACAACCAGAGGAGTTTCAAGTAAACTTACAACTTTGTAAAAAAGATTTTAAATCTGATTGGGAAGCGGTACAAATGGGATATTCTGCATTTGACTCTATGCCACCAAGCTTTGCTGATTACATTTTATCTCACGTAGCTGCTAAAGTTGCTGAGAAAACAGAACAAAACATTTGGAGAGGTGTTAACGCTAACGCTGGAGAATTTGCAGGTTTCGCTACTTTATTAGCTGCTGATGCTGCTTTACCTACTGCACAAGAAGTTGCTGGTACTACAGTTACTGCTTCAAATGTTATCACTGAATTAGGAAAAATCGTTGATGCACTTCCTGCTGCACTTTACGGAAAAGAAGATTTACATATCTATGTATCTCAAAATATTGCTAAAGCTTATGTAAGAGCATTAGGTGGTTTTGGAGCTTCTGGTTTAGGTGCTAATGGTACTAACTCTATGGGTACTCAATGGTGGAATAACGGATCACTTACTTTTGATGGTGTTAAAATATTCGTTTGTAATGGTATGGCTGCTAACACTGCTATTGCTGCTGAAAAATCTAACTTATATTTCGGTACAGGTTTATTAAATGACCTAAACACTGTTAAATTAATTGATATGGCAGATTTGGACGGATCTGAAAATGTAAGAGTAGTAGCTAGATTTACTGCTGGTGTACAATACGGAAACGTACAAGATATCGTAACTTACGGAATCACTAACTCTGCTAACTAATAATTAGCAAAACTAAACTTAAAAGGGTGGTGGAATAAACACCATCCTTTTTTTTTATTAATAACTCAAAATAAATATATAAATTATGGCTTGTGATATTTCATTAGGTAGAATCGAACCTTGTAAAGATTCAGTAGGTGGATTAAAAGCTGTTTATTTCGTAAATTATGGTGATGCTACAGGTTACACTTACAATGGCACTAATACAGATGTTATTGACGATGTAGCTGGTACTCCTACAGCATATAAATACGATTTAAAAGGTGCTTCTACATTTACACAAAATATAAATAGTTCTAGGGAAAACGGAACTACATTCTTTGAGCAAGTATTAGCTCTTACATTTAAAAAATTATCTATTGTAGATAACAAACAACTTAAATTGATGGCTTATGGTCGTCCACAAGTTATTGTTGAAGATAACAATGGTAATTTCTTTTATGCAGGATTAAAACACGGAATGGATGTAACTGGTGGTACTATTGTAACAGGTGGTGCTATGGGAGATCTTTCTGGTTATACTTTAACTTTAACAGGTATGGAACCAGTACCAGCTAACTTTATCGGAGATACTTTAGTAGGAGCAGGGTTTACTGTTGTTGTTGGATCTTAATATTTAATTATATTACTTTTAAAGGGTGGCTTTTTGCTACCCTTTTTTTGTTATAACAAATTTGTAGTTTTTTAATTTTTAAAATAAAACAATGATAATACTAAAAGAACAAGTAGGAGTACAAACATTACGATTTATTGTAAATGGTACTACTGCTACTTCTATAGTTTTGATTGATGAAGAAACAAATGTAGAAACAGAAGTTAATTGTACGTTTACTGCTTCTAAATACTATATTCAAACTAGCGTAGCTTTAGATGTTTTAGAAAATAAATACTATACTATTAAAGTTAAAAATAATTCTAATGTAGTTTATACAGGTTTAGCTTTTTGCACTAACCAAACTATAGCAGATTATACTATAAATAAAGATGCTTATGTAGAGCATACTACAGATAACGAATTTATAATTTATGAATAACATACACATTTTAAATTTAAGTGCTTATACATCTCCTATAATAGAAGAAAGCAAAAATAAAGATTTTGTACAATACGGAACTGATAACAATTACTTTCAGTATTTAATTGATAGATATCTTTATTCTAATACTAACCACGCTATTATTACTGGTGTTACCAATATGATATATGGTAAAGGTATTTCTGCAACTGATTCGAATAGAAAACCTGATCAGTATGCCCAAATGATGTCTATTATAAAAGGGGATTGCTTAAAGAAAGTAGCTTTAGAAAGAAAATTACTAGGTATGGCTTCTATGCAGGTTATTTACTCAAAAGGTAAAGTAACTAGAATAGATCATTTTCCTATGAATACTTTAAGAGCTGAAAAATGTAACGATAAAGGAGAAGTTGAAGCTTGGTACTATCACCACGATTGGACTAAATACAGAAATGGAGATGTTTTAAAGCGTATTCCTGCTTTTGGTTTTGGTAATGGTAATGAAGTAGAAATTTATGTTATTAAACCTTATGTATCAGGTTATCATTATTACACTCCTATAGATTATTCTGGTGCTTTACCATACGCTAAATTAGAAGAAGAAATTGCAGATTACTTGATTAATGATGTAATGAATGGCTTTAGTGGTACTAAAGTAATTAACTTCAATAACAATATACCACCAGAAGAAAAAAGACAAGAAATTGCAAATGATGTTAAGCGTAAATTAACAGGTGCTAAAGGTGATAAAGTAATTGTATCTTTTAATGCTTCACAAGAAAACAAAACTACTGTAGATGATATTCCTTTAAACGATGCACCTGCACACTACGAATACCTTTCTACTGAATGTTTTGAAAAGTTAATTGTAGGACACAGAGTTACTTCTCCAATGCTTTTAGGAATTAGAGATACAGGTGGTGGTTTAAGCAATAATGCTGATGAAATTGAAACTGCAACTAGATTATTTGATAATATTGTTATAAGACCATACCAAATAGAAATAATAGATGCCTTAGATGTTATTTTAGCAGTTAATGGTATATCATTAAACTTATATTTTAAAACAATACAACCTTTAGATTTTATCGATGTTAATACTGCTAATGCTACAACTAACGAAGAAGAAACTGGTATCAAAATGTCTAAATTATGCTGTGCAAGTGATAAGGATACTTCTGTGGATATAGCAGATAGTTTAATTAGCAAAGGTGAAACTTTAGGTGCAGAATGGGTACTAATTGACGAAAGCGAAGTAGACCAAGATTTAGAAGATGAATTAGATGCTGAAATAGATTTTTTAAATCAAAAAAGTAAAAAAGATAAAAATTTACTTTCTAAAATATTAGATTTAGCTTCTACTATTACTGCAAGACCTAACTCAAAATCTTCACAAGATAAAAATATTGATGGAATTAAATTCATTACACGCTACAAATATAGTGGTGATTTAGTAGGGGAAAGAGAATTTTGCAATAGAATGTTAAAAGCTGATAAACTTTACAGAAAAGAAGATATCAAACAAACTTCTTCTAATGAAGTGAATCCAGGTCAAGGACACAATGGTAATAATTACGATTTATTCCTTTACAAAGGTGGAGTTAATTGTAAGCACAAATGGTTAAGACAAACTTATGTTTCTTTTGAGAATGTAAATATAGATGTAACTAACCCTAATGCTACAACTATTTCTACTAATAAAGCTGAAAAATACGGATATAGAGTAAGAAACCCGAAAGAAGTATCTATGAAGCCTTACGATATGCCAAATAACGGACACCACCCAAATTATAATAAATAGATATGGCTTACGCACTATTAATAAGTACAGAGGATGTAAAAAAGTTTACTATACTAAATGGAAATTTAGATGTAGATGATTTTATTCAATATATAAAAATAGCACAGGATATTACTATTCAAAATTATTTAGGAACTGATTTATATAATAAGTTTCAAACTTTAATTATTGATGGTGATATTAACGATGCAGAGTTTTTAAAGTATAAAACGCTTTTAACTACCTATATTAAACCAATGTTAATACACTGGAGTATGGTTCACTATTTGCCTTTTGCAGCTTATACAATAGCTAATAAAGGTGTTTACAAACATAACTCGGAAAACTCTACTAATGTAGAAAAAAACGAAATAGATTATTTAGTAGAAAAAGAGAGAGATATAGCAGAACACTATACACAACGCTTTATTGATTATATGTGTTTTCAACAATCAGAGTTCCCAGAATATAATTCTAATTCAAATGATGATATGAACCCTGATACTAATAATTTTTATGGATCTTGGGTTTTGTAAATGGAGAAAAAAAGAAAAAAAGTAGGTAACTATAAACCTAAAGAAAAGAACAAACAAAAGCTAGAATTGTTTTTAAAAAAAATAGAAAATGGCAAATAATATAGATTGGGGTCAAGGTGTAAACAACAACGATATAGGTTGGGGGCAAGGAGCTATAAATAATAATATCGGTTGGGGTAGTGTTTATGCTGTTAGTTGGAGTGGTGAAACTGAATTACTAGGTAATGAATACGAATCAGTAATTGATTTTATGGCTAGAATAGATACTGATAATGGTACATTTGAAGCAAGACAATGTTTAATTAATACAATAGAAAATATATGAGTTTATTTGATAGTGCTTCTTTGGTAGTTACACCAAACGGAACGAAAGCATCAAAATTATATAGCATTATTCCTACTGATGGAAGTGGTGATTTAACAGTTACTAGAGCAACAACGGCAACGAGAGTAAACGCAAGCGGATTAATTGAAAGCGTTGCGAATAACGTACCTCGTATTGATTACACAAACGGAAGTTGCCCTAGTATATTAGTAGAGCCACAGAGGACAAATTTATTAACTTATAGTGAGGGAAATTTAGCTACTTATGACGTAAGCGATAATTGTACAAATGCATCTACTTCTATTAGTGGTTTTTCTAATTCAATACAAGTACCATCTACAGGTTTAACTTATTTTTATAAAACTGCAATTACAACTTTATCACAAGTTTATACAATATCTTGTTTTATTAAAATGGATGATAATTCAGTACCGGTTTTAGGGGTTAATAGTTCTTTAGGCAATCTTAGTTTTGTAGCTAAAGGTGCTATTGCTCCTGATAATTTAAAAGTTACTTTAGTTGGTAATAATATTTATAGAATAAGTGCAACTACTGTAGGTAATGGTATTCCGGGATATTTTGGAATTGTTAGATACTCAAGTCAAACGCTTAAAACTTTTAAAATATCAGGTATACAATTAGAATTAGGTTCTTACGCTACTTCTTATATACCTACAACTACAGCTGCAGTAACTCGTAATGCTGATGTTATTTCTAAAAGTGCAATAACTTCTTTAATAGGGCAAACAGAGGGTACGATGTTTATTGATACTAATATTGATAATATATCTGCTCAAATAAATGAACCTGTTTTATTATATGCTAAAGGAACTTCTTCTGCGTTTATAGAAATAACGCCTGCAGGACTTATTGGAGCTTATAATAATGGTTCTACTTTTACAGGTTTAGTTGTTTGGACAACAAGTTTACAAAATGGTAGGCACAAATTTGCTTTTGCTTATAAAAATAATGATTTTGTTTTATATTCTGATGGTGTTCAAGTAGGAACAGACACAAGTGGTTCGGTATCAGGAACTTTAACAAGTTTCGGTTTTCAATATGATGTAAGCCAATATATAGGAAGACAAAATATAAATGCTTCTGCACTTTGGAAAACTCGTTTAACTAATGCTGAATTAGCACAATTAACAACTTTATAAAATGAATATATACAAATTAAAATACACAGATAAAGAAGCTGCAATTATAGACTTAATTAAAAAAGGAGTTTACATTGAGCTTGAGGATTTAAACAAATTAAAATATTTAAATTACGGTGATGGTATTAAAGCTGTAGTTGAATTAGGTTTAATTGTTTTAGTTAATGGAACTTTAGATGATGAACTTAAACCATTAACTGCTCCTGTTTATGCAGATGGTTACCACTTTGATATTATGAGTGAAAACAAAATAGATTTTGGTAAAAACGAAATAACAGTTAATAATCCAAAACATTATTTTGCAGGATACGAACCTAAAGTAGAAACAGATTTAAATACTTTAGAAAATGAAATCATATCTTAGTTATTTTCTTACAGGTTTAGTATTATTTTTTGCTCCTAT